CCCTATCCGCGTCCCCGGGAAAAAAGCCAGCTTCGGAAAATGCCGCTCGTCCTCCGTGAACACCATGCAATCGTCCCCGTCCACGTCCCACATCTGACCGCTCACCCGCAGACTCACCCGCATGTCATACTGCGGGCCCCGCACGTTGCAATTAGGCAGCCACACCCCGTTCAGCCATGCCTCCGCCTCAGCCCCCCACTTCGCGTCCGTCCCCATGTAATGCGCGTCCCACGCATTCCCGAAGGCCCAACTGTTCTTCTGCCTCACCGCCGCGCTCAAATTCCCGATCTGCGCATAGAGCTGCCGCGCGTAGTTCACCAGCTCCCAACGGTCGTACTCGCTGACATTGCTCTTCGTGTCCGCCGCCAGCCAATAGCGCGGCCGCATCTGCCGCAGGTTCCACCTCGGGCTCGGATACAAAAAATACGCCACCGGCTTCCCGCTCGGCCCCAGAATCCGGCTCTGCCGTTGCCCCGCCGGCATCCGCGTCGGCATCCCGATCCCCGCCACCATATGTTGCCCCCTCATCACGAATTAAAACCCGTCGCCCAGCAAATCAGCGCAAAGCCCAGCAGCGCCAGGCACGCCAGGACAATCACGAAGAACGCTATCTCCCCAAAAACCGTAAATGCCTTCATCCCCCTCCTTAACTAAACGTGTACCTCGTCCTGGTCCTCCTCAGCATCCCCGCATACGGGTCCGAATAGACCTCCGGATTCAGCTGATTCAGGGCGTAGAGCACCCGCTTTATCTCCACCTCCACCCGTGAATTGTTCCACAGCAGCACCTGCCGATACACCCGCTGCCCCGCCGCCGCCACCTCCGTCAACGCGCCCTTCCCCTGCCGCACCTGCAGCCCCTTCAATATCTCCACCAGCTCCGCCTCCGTCTTCTGTGGGTAAAAATTTACCGGCATACACTAACCGGCCCCCGTCAACCCTAGTCCCCTCCCCATCCGACAGGTCCAACTCGTCCGATCCCCCTCCCCGGACACCAAATGTCACCAAATCTTGTCCTTGACCTGGTCCACCCCCTCACTCCGCGTTGACAGCCCCCCTCCAGTGCGGGCCGCGAGGTCCGATTGAGGTTTCAGCCCCTACCCACCGGGGCCTGCCCCGTGAGGTGAGGCTTCAGCCTCTACCTCACCGGGGCTCCCAATCACCCCCAGCCTGGCCATCACCCCGATGCACATCGCGCTGATATCCCACCAGTGGTTCGGCCGACCCTCACTCACCGGCAGCCAGATCGCCCGCTTCCGCCCCCCAAAATAACTCTCCACCCGCTTCTCACTCCGCATCTGCGCGAAGTAACTCATCCGGTCGCTCCCCGGCAGCTCGTCCGGCAACGTCAACCACTTCGGCAACCCCGACTCCCCATCCCGACGCGCCCGCAGCAGGTCCTTGCAATGCAGGTTGCTCCACTCGAACCACGGACTCCGCGGCGCCCGCTTCGCCCCGCCCGCCAGGCCGATGTTCGTATCGTAATACTTCACCGGCCCGTACAACTTCCAATCCGGCGGCGACCCCTGCCCCGTCTGCCACCGGAACAGCTCCTGCCCGCTCCCCTTCATCCCCGTCCAACAGAGCCACACCTTCCTCAGCTTACCCGCGATCTGCACCTGCCCCACGTGCCCATGCTTCACGCACTCCCGCAGCACCTTCGTCATCTCGTAACCGCAGTCGAGAAACACGTGCTGGTCCCGCACCCTCCACTCCCCCTGCAAATCCGCGATCTCCTGGAAACTCCCCACCGTTTTGCGCGCCAGTTCCCGCACCTCGCCCCCCGCCGAAATCCCGAATACCGTCGCGAAAAACTTCGCCAAATCGCGCTGGCAATCCCCAATCAACACCCGCCACCCCTCCTCCTTCCACTCACCCTTCGGGTCATACTCCTCCCGCACCATCTCCCGGTAATCCCCCTCGAGGTCCTCGCTCCAAGGCAGCCCCCAATCCTTCTGGTAGAACTCCTTCAGCGGCAGCTTGTAACCCTCCTCCTCAGCCGCCGCCAGCGCCCGCACATACCGGGCCGCCACCTCCCCGAACGATATCCGGGGACTCGCCGGCGCCGGCCACCAAAACCCCACCGCCCGCGGAAACGGTATCCTCCCCTCTCCGCGCGGCAGCGCGGTGACCGGCTCTTCAGGGCCCTTTGCAGAATCACCATTTCCTGTAATTGACTTCTGGGCCTCCGGCCACAGCGCCGGCCAATACCGGTACCCCGACATCAACTGCCGCCGCCCCTGCGCCGTGTCCCGCACCACCTCCCCGCACCACCGGCAGATTAGCACCGCGCTCGACGCCACCGCCTCCGCATTCCACCGCCCGCCAGGCCGCGTCCGCTCACTCACCTCCCACACCAGGCCCGCTTTACCCCGTGAGATGGCCGCCCCGCCTGTCTCACTGGGTCGCACCTCGCCATTCAGCTCCCACTTCTGGTACCGACCGCACCCCGGGCACCGCCAATGCAACTCCCGCCGGTCCGTCCCCTTATGCTCCCGGTCGTGGTCGTCCCCCTCCACTCCCCCCTGCCCCAGCAAAATAATCTTCCGCGTGTCCGGATACTGCCGCGTACGGTCCATCGCCTGCCGAATCAACCCGTCGAACGGATGCAGCCAGGCCTCGTCCACGATCACGTTCTTCCAGCTCAGCGACTGCACGTTCCCCGGGTTCAACCCCGCCAAGACCAGCTTCATGTGCCGGAACCGCAGGCTCATTTTGGTTTTGTCGTGACGGTCCACGTCCTCCAGCATCCCCGCGATCTCCGGCACACTCTCTATCAGCGACAACGCCCGTTCCCCGTACTCCTTCGCCTTCTTGTCATCCTCGAGCAGCCACAGCGTGTCCCCCGGGTCGTTCTCGATCCAATACGGCACGCACATGTCCACGATGAGGCTCTTGCACGTCTGCACCGCCCCCAGGATGCTCACCACCCGCACCCTCGGGTCCCGAATCGCCTCCAGCGGCTCCACCAGGTACCCCAGCGTCTCGATGTCGATCCGCCCTTGAACCGCGTAACCCTGCCCCAGGCTCAGCTTCCCCGCATACTCCCAGATCTCCCCCCGGAACGGCCGCCGCCACCCCGAGGCCCAGCATTGCGCCAGGTAATCCAACGCCGGATTTCGGGGGGGTCTCACCATGCCAGCCGACTCCTTTGGACGCGTCCTGGCTCAAGCCAGGCCCAAAGTTTTTCCGGAATCAGCCCCCAAACTGCGCTTTTTCGCATTTTCCCCCACTCCGCACTCAGTCACTCCATCCACGCCCGGGCTCCCCCCTCAAACACCCCGCAGATATCGTCCACCGCCCCCCGCATCGCCTCCAAAATCTCCACCGCCCCCTTCCCCGCCAGGTTCGGCCCCAGCTCTTGCTCGAGCTTCCGCTGCAACGTCGCCCGCATGTGCCCCGAGAGATTCCGCAGCGCCGGCCCGATCACCTCCCGCTCGATCAGCAGCCCCTTCAGCTTCGCCCCTTCTACCTCCGCCTTCACCGTCCGCGCCCGCGCCAACAACATCTGCTGACGCCTCAAGCCGTCGTCGTGCCTGGCCAGTTGTTCCCGGAAGTACTTGAACATCCCCTGCACCGCGTCCGGCCCATACCAGCCGCGGACCGGCGGGCTGAAGAAACCCGCCTTCGCCAACTGCCGATGCCGGCGGTCCGTAAGCCCCGTCAGCAGCTCGAGCGCCTCCTGCCTAACCCGCCCCAGGTCCGCCGCGCTTCTGGCCTGCGCCCCAGGCTCCGAGGTGGTCTGCTCGGGCCAGTGCGCCCCGGACTGCGCAGCAGAAATTGCAGGAGCACTTTTCCCCGTGCTCCTCGGCTTCGCCGACCGGCGCCCCTCCCGCGAAGTCGTACATTTCCCTCGCCGCTTTTTTCCGCTCCTCATCACCAATGCGCCCTTCGGCAACGCAAGCCCCCAGCATCCCCCGCGTAATCACTCCGCTCATAATTTGATCCTCAGCGCGTTGCAAAATTGCAAATTTTTCTCCGCAAATTTGAAACTGAAACGGCAATTCCGCCCGCCGCCCACGCCAAAACAAACCGCCCCCCCGGAAAGTTGCCGGCCTCTCTGGGGCTCAAAGAGATTCCTTATGGGGGTGGCTGCCATGGCGCCGGCAGCCCCCGGGCAGTAGCCCTTTAATCGACTCAATTTCTGATATAATCATTTCTACTGCGCTCTTTGGCCACTCCTCCTTATTGCTTTGAACGAAGGCCGCCAGCCGCCTGGCGCGATACATCGCCTCGATGTGTGCCGGCCATCTTCTTTTCGGTGCTCTAAGCGGCTGGCCGTAGAGCATGTGCGGCGTCCGGATGGGGATCGTCTGCTTAAAGTCCGTAATCCACCGCCCAAAGCTCTGCTTATCCATCCCAAAAGCCGCCGCAATTTGAGTCAGCGTTAGCCCGCGCAGCTCCTTCAAGAACACCCAGCAGATGATGACCGCACGGATTTTTATCCCGTCGGGATTCTTCATGCCGCTCTGCCAAATCCACGCCAACATCACGCGCAGCAATGCCAGAGCCGCATCCACCTCCTTGGACGTGAGCCCGCGCACGTCCTTCTTCGGCACGGCTCCGAAGACCTGATAATCAACCGCGTCGTAGTCGAATCGCACGATCGGCACCCGCCGGCCGGGCTCGTCGAACCCTGACTCCGCGTCGCTCACTGGCTCCCAGCCGGCGCCAGCAACTCCGGCCGGCAAACCGCCTCGAAATTTTCCGCCCGATCAATCCTCAGCCCCACCTTGCTCAGCGCCGCCGCCGGCAGCCGCGCCTGGCCCGCTGCATCGTTCGTATCCCTGAGCAGCTTCGCCTTGTCCAGCTCCGGATCCTTCCGGATGTATTCGGCCCACTGCGTCGCCGGCCCGTAGAGCAGGATCGCCTGGAGCACCTTGTCCCACGTCCATCGCGCCAGCAACGCCAGCCGCCGATTCCCCAGCCGGAACTTCAGCTCCCCCGAATCCAGCTTCAGCGTCTGCCCCTCGCCGAACTCTTTCCGGTTCGCCTCCGCCCAATCCCTCAGCTCCCCGTCCAGCGCCTGCACGTCCCCCTCGAGCTGCTGGATCTCCGTCGCGTGCTTCCGTTGCGCCTCCGCCAGCAGCCGGTTCCGTTCCGCCACTAGTCCCGCCAGCCGCGCGCAGAGCCGCGCCTTCCTCAGCAGCGCGGCCCCCGCTTCACCCCGCGTATCGATTGCCATGCGCCACCCATACCCCCCCGCCCCGCCCCGCGCCAGCCGCCCCTTTTGGGATGCACATTCATGCGCCTTCCAATTAACACTAAAACATGCTCTAATAGCCCCATGCCGCTACCATTGTTGCAAAGTCAGATCGCCGGCCAGCCTGGCCAATCCCTCCCGCCGCTGTCGCCGCGACAAGCCCAGGTCCTCCGCGCCATCGATCAAGGAAAGTCCTACAAACAAACCGCCGACCTCCTCAAAATCAGCATCAACACCGTCCGCGCCAACGTCCGCCTCATCCTCACCAAAGCCCACGCCGGCAACATGCACGGCGCCATCCACGAATACCGCCGCGCCGGCGTCGCCTAGCCGCCCGCACCCCCGGCCGCCGCCAGGACCTCCCGGTGACTCGCCAGCACCTCCACCACGCTCGACCGCGCCGCCGGCGTCAGCAGCATCGGCTCCGAACACAACACCCTCAAAATCTCCGCGTACCTCATCGCCCTTACCCTTCCTTGGCCCATGAGATGCCGGTCCTCTGGCTATCTCACTGGGCTCAAATCTGAAATTTCAAATTTCAAATGCGCTTCAATTCCCCCCCGGCCCGGCGCCTGCCCCGTGAGGCGGCGCCCCTGGCGCCTGTCTCACTGGGGGCCCCGTCAGATTCGGCTGCCGCTGCTCGAGCAATTGCATCGCCAGTTCGAAACTCACCTCCGGATGCCGCTCATGCACCCCCTTCGCCGCCACGATCAAGTCCTCCACCTCCCCAGCCCGTTGCCGCTCAATCTCCCGCCGGTGATGCCCCTTCTTTTGCGCAATCAACGTCTTGCTCATCGTCCCCAGCTTGAGGTTCTCCCGGTCCGCCTGCTCCTCGTTCCCGCTGTCCACGCTCAGCTCCGCCGGGAACCCGGGCTCCCACTTGAACGCGTCGTCCGCGGTCAATCCGCCCATGAACGGCCCGCTCCTTCAGCTCCTCCCCGCCCCCGCCCGCCGCGTCCGCCGCCAGGCCCACATTTGTCACCGAGCCGTCGAACAGCGAAAACCCTGAACCGCCCAGCACCAGCGGATAATAGATCGCCACCGGGTTCACGTTCCCGCTCGAGTCCGTGTTGAGCAGGTTCGCGCTCTTGGTGTTGCCAATCTGGAGGCCCTGCACCGCATTGATCTGGTAGCCCGCGATGATGTCCCCCGAGGCCGTCGCCGTCACCCCCGCCGCCGTCAGGCTCCCCTGGATCGTCACGTTCCGCGTGTCATTGTTCGTCAGCGCCAGCCCGGACAACGCCCCTGCCCCCTGCGCCGCCGGATACGCCGTCGCCCAGCCCAGCCATGCCGCCGCCATCTGACCAAATGACCCGTAACCCAGCGGCGCCAGGTGCGGAAACTCCGCCGCGCTGATCAGCCCGTTGGCCTCCGCGTTGAACACGTTCCCCCAGGCCGCCGCGCTCGCATCCGCCCCGCGGAAGAACGGGTAGCCATTCCCAAAACACCACGCGCTCTCCGCCCAGGAGGGCAAGTTGTTTCCCGCTCCCGTGCCAATCTCGTGCGTGGCCATGTCGATGATGTCCGCCCCGGGATAGCCCGCCTTGAGGAACGGCAGCATCGTGGGAGTCACCGGCGTGTTCGCGTCCCCGTCCCCACCCGAGTAGATTACGCACGTCGCCGCGTCGGCCGACCAGATCGGGTTCAGCTTCGCCTGCTGGTTCGTAAGCAGATAGAAATTCGGCCCCGAGTCGTGCGCGAACATCCCCAGCACCACCCCGCCATTCGTGCACGCCAGCGTGTTCCATTGCCCAAAATCCACGATCGGCAAGTAGCCCGCCGTCGTCGCCCTCACCCGCACCTGCGTCGGCATCGCCGCCGCCCCCGGATAAAGCAGGTTCGTCCATTGGAAGCACCGCCCCACGAAGCCCCCCGCGTTCGTCGCGCTCAGGTTCGTCACCACGATCCAGCTCGAGTCGATATCGAGGAACGTCGTCGGCGCCGACCCGTTCGTCCGGATCTCCACGTTGAAACAGGCCCCGGTCGGATTGGCGATATAGCACACCCGCAGCGCGTCCGCGAAGAACACATCGTCACCGTTGTTTTGGATCGACCCCGGCAGCGTCGTCAGTCCGCCCAAGCCCCCCGGCCATGCCGTCGTGATCATGTTCACGTTCGTCATCACCGCGTAAGTCGAGAGCCAGTTCGTGTCCATCCCCGGGAAATCCACGCAGTTGTCCCCGTAAGAGTTGAACGTGATCGTCTGCGGCGCCGCCATGTAGAAAATCGAACCGAACCCCGCAAACCGCTTGTACATCAGCAGGTTCGTCACGATGCTCTCGAAGTCCGAATCCCACACCCAGCCGTTGCCCCAGAACCACAGGTTGAATACCCCGTTCGTCAGCAGCGCCCCTTTCGTACCTGGCCACAGCCCCCGGTTCACCCCGTAAAGCTCGATACCTCCGTCTACGACCTCCTGCGCGCTCACCAGATCGAAATTCGTCGCGATGTCAAACGGCCCCACCGCGTCAATCGCGATCCCCACCGCCTGGTTCGCCACGCTCGTCACCCGCGGCGCGGTCCCCTGCCCCGGCACAAAATTCAGGTTCGTCACCCCCGACCCGGCCGCTGTCCCGTTCGTCGAAACCTGCGTTACCGCGTTGCTCGCCCCCGCCGTCACGTTCGTGTTGATGATCCGGGTCACATACGTCCCCGCCCCCGATATCTGCAAAGACTCCACCGGCCAGGTGGACGTGTCCCCCGGCCACACCTGGAAAAAGATCGGACTCACCTGCGGCAGGGCCTGTATCCGCAGCTCGTAAATCCCCGCCAGCAGTTGCGCGCTCCAAAACCCGTTGTTCGTATTGGGGAAGAACGCCGCCGGCCCCACCGCCCCATAAACCCCCTGCCACGCCAGCCCCACCGGCGTCAGCACCGTCCCATTCGTCAAAGCCCCGCCACCGATCAAAAAGTTCGTGATCCCCCACTGCACCGTGCTCTGCGCCCCGGCCGGCTGCGCCACCCAAAGCGCGGCCGCCAGCCAGACCGCCGGCCGCCACCGGCCCAGCAGCTCCCGGAACACCCGACCAAACCGCCATCCCCTCTCGTTCAGCCTCATACCATTGTTCCCCCCGTCAACCTTAACCCCCTGAGGTGGACGCGCCCCCTAACTTTCCGGCAGCGGCACTGCCTTCCAACCCGGATTCGCCGCCACGAAATCCAGCGGCGTGCACCCCGCGAACAGGTACACGATGTCCGCGCTGTTCTCCCAGCCCGCGCTCGGCCCGTTCGGCTTCAGCGCCGCGTCCGGCATCCGATACCACGTCCCCGCCTTGCACCAGCCGAACAGCCGGTAATGCACGATCCCCGCGCTCGCCGTCACGCCTCCCAGCACCGTCGCCGGCGCCCCCCGAATGTCGAACAGCACCTCGCCGAACCACACAAAGCAGCTCTTCACCGGGCAGAACGCACCCCGCTGGAACACGATGAACGCCGCGCAATAGCCGCCGCCGGTCGCCGAGCCGTACATCGCCGTCAGGCAGGCGATTTCCGCTGACGTGTAACCCCCGTGCGTGCCCGCCGCCCCCGCCGCCCCCGCGATCACCGCGCAATGCGTCGCGTCCTGGCCGCTCCCGTCCGCATTGGGGCCCCCATTGATCGGCAGATTGTTGTACCACCCCGAATAAACCCCCCAAACACTCGCCGTCGCGTTTGGGTTGGGCGCCCCGGCTTCGTAATTCCCGATCTGCACCACCCGGAACGCCCCCAGCGGCGGCGCCAGCGCGAACGGGTTGCCCGCCACCATGCCCGGCGCCGTCGGCGTTCCGGTCGGCGCCGGCAGCGGCCGGCTTATGGCTCCGGGCACCAGGTCGCTCCCGGATGATCCGAACACCATGTGGCCGTCGCTCGTCTGCACAAACGATTCCAGCGGATAGCCCGCGCCCGCGCCGAAGCCCGTCGGCACGAACGGGCCAAACTCATCAATCGGAATGCACCAAAACGTCTGCCCGCCCGGCGTCGCGCTCAAAATTGGGTCCAGCGTCTCGCACGCCGCCGCGGCCGCCGGCAGGTTCGGCGCCACCAGGTTCGAAAGCGTAACACTTGTCCCCGTGTCGATGGTGGCTGACGCCGGGGACGTTATGCTGCTCGGCAGTATCGCGTTCCACGACAAATAGCCGTAGAAGCCGCTCGCATACTGCTTCGTCCCAGCCGGATCCGTAGGGTTCCCCGGCAGCGCCGTCCCCACCTCCGTCACCCCGTTCATCCCCGTAAGCCCGCTCCAATCGCACGAGCACGTCCCCCCTTCGCTGTCCGCGATGGTGGGACTGAACCCGCTCGGGTCAACCGCATAGCTCCCCAGCGTCAGCGTCGAGTAGCACAAAAACGGATTCGAGCTGTCCAGGTTGTACCCCGCGTCCAGCGGCCCCCACCCGTCCATGTATTTGAACCCCGCCACCAGGTTCCAGTAGAAATTCAACGTCGCTCCCGGGCTCGGGTTCCACTGCCGGCACGCGCTACCCATCACCTGCCGCCCAGCACTGCTTATCAATTGGTTCGCCAGGCTCATCCCGTTATCTCGGCCCAATTCCGCGCCTCGCACTCCATCACCAGCCCCAGCGGCTGGTCCGCCACCACCACCTCCGAGGCCACCTCCGCCGCCGAAAACAGATCCCCCGCCAGCCATTCCGGATACACCGCCTCCAGCTGCGCCGGGACCACCGCCGCCCCCGTCCCACCCGGGCCCGTCGTCGGCGTGTTCGTCCGCTGCACATTCCCGCTCAGCGCTACCCCGCTCACCAGCGTTGGATCATACGGCGCCCCCGCGGCGTAACTGAACTCCGCCACCGTCCCGTCGCTCCAAATCTCACCCATCCTCGAGCACCTGTGCTTGAACTGCTTCGCCACCAGCACCGGCGGGCCCTCCGCCCAGAAAATGTCACCCAGCGCCGGACCCGCCTCCCCCGTCGCATACGTGAACGTCGTCGGGCTCGTCACCGTCACCGTTTGCGCCCCATTCAAATCGGGCGGGCTCGCCCCCCCGATCGTCGCCGTGTCACCCGTCTGCAACCCGTGCGCCTCCCCCGTCGTCACCGTCGCCAGGCCCCCCGCGATCGTAAACTCCGCCACCCCCTGCGCCCCCGCCACCCCCGCCACGTAGTCCCCATACACGCTCACCAGCGCATACTCCGGTCTCGGCGCCGTGCTCCCCCCGCCGCCACTTCGCGCCTCGAGCTCGAGCTGCACCCCCGTCGAATACCGCCTCAGCCGGTACCCCACACCCGGCAGCAGCACCTGCGCCAGGACAAACCTCCGGAACCGCTCCAGCCACGACGCCTCCGCATCGTGCCCGCTCACCGGCCTCGGCCCTGGATCGTTCAGTATCATGCGCGGCGCCCTTTCCGCTCTGAAATCTCAATCTCAAATTTACCCCGTGAGACGGCCGCTTCGGCCTGTCTCACTGGGGTCCCCCTACGGCGTCATCGGCGTCCCAAAAAGCGCCTTCGCCCACCACCCGTAATTGTACTCCTGGATAATCCGCCATTTAAAATTCGCCACCTGCTCGATCTGCGGAAACGGCTTGTACCACCCATAAACCAGGTTCGCGTCGCTGCTCGAGTCGCTCCCCATGTAAGCGTTCACACTGAATAGCAGCCCCGTCGGCAAACCCTCGTTCACCAGCATCCACGCCGTGCTCAGCAGCTTCCGCACGTTGCTCAGGCTGTACCCCGACGCGAACTGGTCGCTCGTCACCGTCGTCCGCCGCAGAATCGGCGCTTCCATCGGGTAACTCCGCTCCCCCGCCGACATGATCTGAAACACCATCAGCGCATTCGTCCCGGCCGGATCCCCATCCCCGCTCACCCCCGCGAAGGTCGCCGCGCTCACCGGGGCCACGGCCGGGTTGCTCAGGTTGTCGAGCTGATACTGTATCGCCTGCCGCGCCCCCAGGCTCAGCGTCTCCACCAGCCCGGCGTTGTCGATCGCCGTAAGCAAATTCTTCTCGTGGTGCGCCGCGTAAAATTCCCAGGTCGTCAGGCTGTCCGTCTCCGGACTGAACAGCCCGTTGTTGTTGAACGCGTACTTGATGTCCAGCCTCGAGGAACCAAACCCCTCCTGCACCTCGTAAGCCTGGGCCGGATCGCTCTCCGCCACCGCCACCGCCAGGTCCTGGATTGCCCCCTTGATCCCGTGGTAAGTATCGATCTCGAAATTCCCCGCCTCGTTCCGTCCCCACCGCGCCGGGTTCGGAAACGCATACCCCGTTACCCCGTAACTCGTCGGCTCCAGCGCCCCTACATTGTTCGGTCCCGCCATCCCTCAGCCCTCCCTCCTTCGTCTCAAGCTTCCGGCTGCTCCGCCGCCGGCCCCTCCACCCTCCCCGCGATCACGTCCTCGATGTGCAGACACTCCCCCACCGTCACCGTCTCCGTAAACCGGCCCGGAACCACCTCCCCGTTGCACGTCGCCGCCCCCTCCCTCACTCAATGGGGCGGAAAAATCGGCCCCCCCATCAAGCT